TGTTAAAGTTATACTCGCATCATCAGCCATTATTTCTTACCTTCTTTTTTAAGACGTTCTTCTCTCTCTTCGTATTTTTTAATTTCTTCCTGTTCCATATTTCTTATGAAACCCTTTACTGGATTTTTAATAATTGCCATTTTAACTGGTTTTGCTACTGCGTCTGCCATGTTACCCCTTAGTAATTTTAAATGATATACCCGTTACGGGCACTATTACGTTTTTAATCTTTTTTGAAGTTGAAGTGTTTCCAGAGTTGTCCTGCGAATCGGTATCCCCCGAAGTGGGTGAGACTTGAGCCGAGGTCTGCCCAGATTTTTCCTCCAATTCTTTGCCATCGTCTTGAGAAGGCGTAGTCTTCTGATAAGTATCGTCCATCATCATCTTTCATTGTGTCAAAGAATAAATAAGTGTTCTTTGAATCATATTCCTTCCCATTAACTATTTGGTCAGTAATATAATGTAAATCTTGATACTCCTCTTTCATTTTTTCAAGGCACGAACGCTGTATCAGCATAAATCCCGTTGCCGCATCCAGTACCTCTGCAAAACCCTTCTCTACATTTATGTTATCCTTGTCCGCAAAGTTTAGCACATAAGGATAACTTAAATTCTTGTAATCTTTTCCCTCTTTGATAAGGTTTGGTATTCCATCCCAGTTAATAAGTTTCATGGGATAGGGTGCACATATCACCTCTTTATTAAATTCTAAAAAACGTGGTATTAGTTTTGCATCAAATCCTATGTCTGCATCTATGAACAGCAAGTGTGTTGCTTCCTTGTCATCAAGAAAATTTGCAACGAGTGTATTGCGTGCCCGTGTTATGAGCGACTCCTGTCCCAGCGTCTGTATGCGTAAAGCGATACTTTCCTGTCTGCATAAATTTTGCAAGTCAAGAACACTGTGAAAGTAATCCTCGCTTAACCAACTGCCGTAGCAGGGTGTTCCTACAAATATGTTTACTTTAGACACTCACTGATTCACTACCCAAACTTGCAGTTAAAGTCAAGGCTGTCGCCAGTGGTGTAGCGTTTGCTAATGTAAAAGTGCTTGTAATTTTTACATCTGCATTTGTTACGCCTAAGTTAGACATTAACGTGTTAATACTTCCATTTTCCAACTGGTCAGATGGATTAAGTTTAACTGGTGGTCTTGCATCCTTTAATGATTGACCATCAGACTTGTGTTTTCGTGGTTCTAGTTGAGGATGTTTTTCTTCAAACTCCGACCTGTGAACAAAGGAACCGTTCCATTCCTTAACCATTTCATTGTACGGGAAAGCCATACCGCTTCTATCTGATATAGCCTTGGCATACTTTCCTGTTGATTTCATTATATGTTATATCTCAAGTCGGGTATTATCTTTAAGTCAACCTTCTCTCTGTTATCCTGCATGGCTCTTGTGAACTCTTCCTCGTATAACATTTTTAATTCCTGTCTTCGCTGAACGTCAATTTGTGGTCTCTTCAAGGCAAGGTAATACGCCAAACCGCTGATTGCACTAGGCAAAAACCTATTGGGTGCATCAACCGTTTCCGTTGCAGCCGTTATATCCTCCAGTGCCCTTCTTTCCTTGAAACGAAATGTATCCGTTGCATCGGGCGTTGGATAGAGATACACAATGGGCGTTAGTTGTTTATCTAAAAAATACTGTGATGGTCTTCCCTTGGTAGCCTTGTTTGAAATTTTTAATAGTCATCACGGGTAATTCTTTCCAATTGATATTCTGTTCTCGTGTCGTCACTGTTTGTTTTGGATATGACCGCCTCTTCAATGTCAACCGTCCAAGCATTTAAGGTATAGTTTGCCGTTCCTGCTGTGAGTGTCTGCGTTGATTCCGTCACACTCCATAGCTGTATGCTTCTATTCAGCCATTCCTTAAACAATAAATTCAGTGCCCTTCTACCAACGGATGATTCCTTACCTGTCTGCGGCTCTCCGCCTATGCGGCTGTAAGCCTCTTCGATAATTTCATCAACGTATAAGGTAAAAGTACGAGTACCAGAGGTTGCCATGTTTTATCCTAATTGTAATAAACTGTTACATGAGTAGTTATGGCATTTGTACATTTAACGCTTGTTTGACATCTAAATCCTGTACCCGGAAACATTATAGAACCATGCGTAGAGATTTACTGTCTCCGGCATCCGAATCATTTGTTCTTGGTACATCAACTACTGCCACGGTTGTGGAACTATCCAATAAAGTAATAGTGCCTGCCGCAACATTATAGGGTTGTACCCATGAAACTCCTACTATTCTTCCGGGGCCATCAAATACGGTTGTTGTAGTGGCAGTTGTAATATTTGCCGATTTTATATCCATTGAATTTATTTTCCTCCTATTATAATTTTATTCGTTTCATTTTTTATAATCATAAAAAACAAAGCTATTCTTTCACAAATATGCATAATATTCTCCTTTAAAAAAAGGCTAGGGCTTTTACACCCTAGCCATTATTGTTTATTCAAATATTAGTCTGCTTATTGCTTCGTATTGAACATTCAAGACTGCCGCTGCCGCATCGCAATTTTCAATTCCAATGTAAGGAATTAAATCAATGTTGTCAGTCATAGCCCCAGATTTGCCAGTACCTTTTGTTACAGCAGTACCACCTGTGCTACCAGATGTACTTGTGATATTATATTGTTCACCATCGACAAATATTGACATTTTTCTATCGCTGTCGAAAACAATTTTCAAATGATAATTTGTACTTGCCGCTACTGTAATAGGCAATACACTGATATAATCAGTATCTGCTACAGAGTGACAGAAATGCAATTTTGTAAAGTCAGTAAATGCCTGACCAGCATTATCCGCATCAGTACCAAAAGCAAAAAACGCTGGTTCAGTATCGGCTGCAAGTTCTACAACATTAGTTTTTTTCAATCCCGCCCAAATCCATTGGTTGTCGATTGCGGCACTTGTTCTAATTGAACATTCCCAGTGAACTTGATTTTCAGTACCCCACTTTGTACCAGCCCAAGCTCCTTGCTTGGTGTCCAAGTGTGGTGCTACAATCATTCGGTCTTGGTCTGCTGTCGCTGTTGTCATAGCCATACCTGCAACGGTAGTGCTGTAAGTAGCGAGAGCCGATGTGTGGTTAGTTCCTAATACTTCAAATTGCCTACTTACAGGTGTGTTCGTAGATTCAGTAGTTGAAGCCAAATCTCCATTAACACCGGGTAGAAGGTCAAAATACTCCTCCAAGTAGTATCTTCTTGTGTCTTTGATCCCTAGATCATGAACGGTTCTATCAGCATCCACACCCGTAGACGTAGCTACGCTGTAGATTTTATAGCCGCCTTTCGATCTTACCGGACCTTCAAAGCTAGTTTTAGCCATAGTTTTTCTCCTTGGTCATATAGACCTTTTGTCATGCCGTCTCTATATCGTCCACCTAGCTGGTCTGCATAACTATATTAATGCTAGGAAATTTGAATATACTAATATTTATCAGTATACGCAAGTAAAAAAGGGCGTTCCGAGGAACGCCCTCTTTAGATTAATTAAGCTCCTGGAGAGCCAAATATTCCACGCCAGTCAGACCAGCCGAAGCTGTATCTTTCTCTAGCTTTGTATCTAACGTTACCAGTTTCAAAATCGCCTTCCATAGCAGTTTTGATTGGTGCTCTAACAAAGTGTTTTAGTCCATTAGGAATGTCTGTTTTAATGAACCATGCGTCAGTATCTGTTAAATAGTGATTAACCACATAACCTTGTGGAATCACATTCATAGATACAACAGCACTGATGTCATTATCAGCTGTTCCAGTTCTACCGACAGATTTTAATAATCTTTCAGCAGTAAATTGAAGCGCCGCAGGAACAATCATTTTTCTTCCTTGAGCTGCAATTTTTAAACCTCTTTCATCAGTCAGCGCAGCAATGTCAATCATTGCTTGCTCTAATGAAGTTTCGTTTAAGTCTGCTGCAGTTGATAGTTCATTTTGTTCTGTACCAGACACAATTACGTGTGCTGTTGAACAAAGTTCTAAACCATCTCCGCCAGTGTATGAACTGTTAAACGCTCTGTTGAGAACGTTTGCTGCTTTAACTTGTTTCGCGTTAGCCATAGATCTAGCTAATGCTTTTGTATAACGAGACGCGAGTCTGTCATACAGATTGTCTTCAATCGCTTCTTCAGTAATTGAAAACGCTAAAGCAAGGGTTTCATGCGTATAACGAGCCGTGAAAGTTTCAGTTGCCGCGTCGTAGTTGACACTTGAACCTTCAGGTTTTACACCCGCATTTCCGAATCCAGATAACATAACTTCTTCTTCAAAAGCTCTGTCTGAATTTTCTGTATCGAAAATTTGTGAGTGTTCGTTAGCATAGTTTTTATATTCCAGCCCAAATAGTGCATTTAGACCAGGTTCTAGTTCTTTAACTAGCTGTGCTCGTGATATTGCCATGTTCTATATGCTCCTATGTTCCAGTTCCGACAAATTCGGACAAGTTTTGAACAACTTCTAGAGAACAATAAGCTGCTGTAAGGTCGTTGTTTTCAACTTCCTCAGCACTTCTTAATAATCTCCAAGAGTGAGTTGTTCCATTTGTTTGTCCGATTTCAAGTGTGCATGTTGATTTTCCAGTTGTCGTGCTTCCGCCTGTATTGGCGTTAACAGAAAACGTTTCCATAAATTTCACGTGAGCAGCAGGAACATTTGCAGCTACTGCAGTGTCTGATGCTATTGCATATTTTTGGAAAGGATAATCATTAACAAACGCTTGTGTGTCTTCACTGTTTGCTGGAGTAATTGTTGCGTCATACCAATGCGCCCAAGTGGGTTTATTAGTAGAAGCTGCATTATAGTAGATTCCGTAGAGGACACCCACCGTTGTAACGGTATCGCCACTTTCACCCGTAATCATATAACCAGCTGACGATTTCATCGCCATGCCGTTAAAAAGATCAACGTTTGCTGCGGAAGCAATCCAATATTGAGATAAACCTTGAGTCGCAGGTGTGTTACCTAACGTCCCATTTGGTCTAAACCCAAAACCGGCTGAGTTTCTATTAGCCATGTTATTACTCCTTAATGTTTACATAAATGTAAACGGGTTGATTTAAATCGATGAGTAGGAAATATTATTTCTTTGTACCACCGAAGGTTACGCGAGACTGCCTATTTACGTCAATAGGCATACTCTTATGCTCTTCCCTCATTAAATCGTTTTCAACCGCTTCGTTCTGACCTTCTGCTTGTTTAGCAAAATATTCAGTACGAGACTTCGCAATTTCTTCGGGTACCCTTGCGAGTACAAGGCCACCAACCCCGATAATCCCCTTGTATTTTCCTTCAGTGACTACAGGATAATCTTGATCTTTATATTCATCGGCTCTCACCAATTCATAACCAGATCTTAATCTTCCAGAGATATTTTTAGAATCTTGAAATCCTAAACTCTCTGCCCGTATCCATCTGTGCCTGAATCCATCAGGTGCAGGGGGTGCATCTAGAGAAGATGGAGGAGCCCACACTTTTGGTCTTTCAGTATTTGACCGTGTTTGGCTCGCACGAGAAGTTTCTTTTTTTTCTTTTTTCATATGCTTATGCTCCTTCCGTGAGTTTTATTTGTTTTGCATACTCTTCGAGTGGCACACCTAATTTTTTAGCTATTGCTACCTGTGAAGATGTGAGTCTCACAGTTGTGCGTCCAGGTCTTACGCTTCTCTGAGCTGAAGCAACCAACTGATTGGTCTTGGACGTTTGCTCTATATCACCACCATTACCAAATTTATGAGGAAAGTCAACTTTTATTCTTTTATCGATTTCCGCATAGTATTCATCAGACTTAGGATCAAATCCTTCTTTTTCAACTAGATCCTTGTGAATTTCAAACGCAGTAAAAGTCATAGGTCTGTCTCGTCCAAACCATTTATTTTTATCCGCCCAATCTTCAGCCATCGGATCAGCTTGAGGCATTTGTCTTGGTGTCTGTCGTGGTAATTGTCCACCGTCAGAAAGCTGCACAGGTTTTTCCTGAGCCATGCTTTCTTTTCTTTGCTCCATTTTTGCACTATCAAATGCTAACGTAGCAATTCTTTTATTTGCTTTAACTTGAGCTTTTGCATCACCCGCTTCAATGGCACGCGCTAATTCATTTTGCGCAGAATCCATTCCGGTTTTAATGTTATCCTCAAATTTTTTAGTATAATCAGAATCAACTTTTTGAAATCTATCCTGATCAACCCTTCTTGCTTGTTCTAAAGAATTAGCATATTCAGTAGCGGCTGCTTCTCTACGTTCTGCTTCTCTCATTTTTCTTGTGAGTTTAGAAATACGTGATTGAACGCCTTTACTATAATCTTCTAACTGAGTATCTTCTTCTTTTTTTGGTTCTTCTTTAACTTCCGTGATCTTTGGTTCTTCTTCCTTGGTTTCTACAACGGCCTCCTCTTTTACTTCTTCTACTGCTACATCTGTTTCAGGCCCCGATGTATCAATATCGACCAATTTTTCACTTGGTTTTTTTATTTCTTCTTCTGGCATAGTTCCTTCCTATGGTTAATATTTGTGCAGGATATCTGTTGGATCCTGTACGGTTGCTAATACTTCATCTTCATTTAAAAGACGAACTTCTCCACCTTCAATTTCAATGCGTGATCCTGCATAACGAGCAAAGACCACCCAATCACCGACCTTGCACCACGGACCATTAGGATATCGTTCTTTATCCTTGTAACAAGAGTCCCCCATCGCAAGAACGTTTCCGCACTGTGATGCTACTTGTTGTCTGTCTATAGTTTCTGTACCGATTAAAATCCCTGCATCAGTTTTCTCTTTCATCCTGAAAGGTAAAACTAATATTCTCCAACCGGTAGGTTTAGGTAATTTTGTAGTTTCTTTTGTGACTTCTTTTTTAGGTTCTGATTTTTTTAATCCAACTAATTCTTTATTTGGAAGGTGAATCTTTGAGTCCTCGCTTGAGGTCGATAACTGTCCCTGATTTGCCATTTAGCTCCTTATCATGTTGCAGGTTAGAGATTTCCTGTCGCACTGATTCCAGTGCATTAATTTGCCCTATTATATACTTGTATGTTTCCATACTGTCAACCCCTCCGGACGTTACTGAGATTGCCAATTGGTGTATTCTTTTATCTAACCCTCTTTGTAATTTATAGATTATATTTTCTAAACTCATATTAAGTTTTTATAATATTTCTCATAACTTTCATTTGAAACAGGTTCGCCTGCTAAATCACTTTTAATGTGTGATCCAATATATTTTTCCTTTGGAGGAAATACAAAATCTTTTTTTATTTCACCTATTTCTTTTTTACTTCCAACAGGTTTTCTGGAATTAGCAATAGTGGGTCTATATCGTGGGTTTACCATTATTTTATATCTTTACCTTTTGAAATTCCTGATTTAGTAACTTTTTCACCTTTAGCTTCTTGAAGAAGTTTTCTGCTTTGTGTTAAAACTTTATCTATACTTTCATTTGGTTTTTCCATATCTTTTTTAAATTTTCCTCTTGATTTTTGACTAAAAACTTTAAAAGATTCACCTGTAGTGGGTTTTGGTTTAGGTTTTAAGAAACTAAATACATATTTTCCAGCATGTTTTTTCCAAGACATTATTTTTTATCCTTCCCGTTTCTAAATATTTGTGTTCCCTTTATACCAAAAATACTCGCGCATACAAGTATCCACAAATTTGTAAACCATGATGGTAGTGCCGCAAAATGTTCAAAGAACATTTTTATCTTTTCCATGGCCGCCGGATCGTCTGACCAGACCCCCCAGGCCAAAATTATTATGGGCAGTGTGAGAATCGCTAAAACGACCTCGTCCTTATAATCTTTGTCTCGGGATTCTAAAAGTTTGCCCTGGTAAGTTTCCTCACCTCGAGACATCTTAACTGCATGCATGTGCTGTGCATCAGCCATAGCCATTTTTGTCTCTTGACGCTTTTTATAAATATGGGAACCAGCGTTTAAAGCTAACTTAGCTAAACCGAACCAAGCCATTTTAGTACCAAGTTGCTTTAACTGGTTTTTTATCTTTTCTAAGTGCTTTAGTACCTTTTACAGTAACTGTTTGTGATTCTCTTGGATTAGTTGCTTCAATTGTTGCAGCTTGTGCATAACCATCTTTTCCAGACCATGGGTCCTTCTTAATTTTTGGTTCTTGAACGTAACCAGATCCTTTTTGCCAATCTTTAGACATTAAGCTAGGCCTCCACCTTTGAATGCTTTTCCTAAACCTCTTTTAGCAATTCCGCCGCCTTTAAGTTCGCCACGGATTCTGCTTTTCTCGTCTCTTAGATTTCTTTTACCTTTTCTACTAAATGCTCTTTCAGCATCAACACGACCAAGTTCTTCAAGTCGATTTTCTCTTCTAGTATTTGCCATGATTATTTATCCATTGTTCCGACAGCAGAATAAGCTCTATTACCTGCAGCTTTTTCTGCGCCTTTAGATTCATCTCTTCTAGATTTTAAGCTTTGAGACTTAGTAGACTCAGCGCCTCTTCTAGCACCTAAAGATTCATCTAATCTTGCATTGTAACCTTGTTTCTTAGCAGAACCACCATCCGCTTTTTTAGCGTACGGGAATCTAGAAGAATAAGGTCTTGTGCCAAAATCGTTTCTCATAAGTTTTCTCCTGTTATTGATTTTTTACTCTAAATAAGTTTGCAAGTCCACCACTATTTCCTATCGCAATTATATCCGTTTCAGTCCCACTTACAATAGGGTTATTTTTCAATTCTTTTGCCTCAGCTGTTAATT